CCGTTTCGGCGGTGATTGCAAACGCCAGCAGCCGGTTGGCCGAGCCGACGCCTAATGAATACTGCGGTTGGTGCGCTCATGCCAACTCGTGCCGGGCCTTGGTGCGTCAATCAACCGAGGCGCTGGCCTTGGTCAAGTCCGACCTTTGTCTTACCGACATCCGCGACCAAATCCTCGCGAATCCGGTGGAGCTTTCGGCCTTCGCCGCGAACTGGAAGCTCGCCGAGAAGCAGATCGCCGAGCCGGTCATCGATGCTCTGAAGGAACGCCTTGCCGCTGGCGAGGACATCCCCGGCTGGCGGGTCACGACCGGCGCGGGCCGTCAGTTCGTCGAGGCCGATGCCATCGCACGAGCATCCGCCAATGTTTCCAAGGAGACGCTCATCCTCGCACTCGGCGGGAAGATGAGCGCCGACAAATTTCGCCAGTTCTGCGCCGATGCCGGTGTGGAAGTGGATGAGTCAGCGGTGAAAGCAGGGGCACCGATAAACACCCTGCGCCAAATCAAATCCAAAAAATAATATATGCCTACCTACAAACAATCCGAACCGAAACCCGTCTATTTCGTCGAGCCGGGAACCTACAAAGTCGAAATCGTCAACGCCATGGAAAAACTCTCCAAGGCCGGAAACCCGATGATCAAACTCATCTGCCGCGTCGAGATCGGCGAGGGTGCCAAGGGGCCGGAAGTCCATGAGCACCTGACCTTCACCGAAAAAGCCGGGTGGAAGATTGACCAAGTGCGCGAAGCCTGCGGGTTCGCCGTGATCCCAGGAGAGGACATCGATGTGCAGCCCGAGGATTTCATCGGCAAGACGGCCACGGTCGTTCTTGGCGAGGAAGAGGGTGCCGACTCCGGCCATCGCTTCAACACCCTCGAGCGCTGGATGTCACCCAAATCCTCGGCCCCCGCGCCGAAAGCCAAACCCGCCAAAGAGACCGACGACATCCCGTTCTGATTCAACCCACCGGGGCGCGGCGTGGATACGCGCAACAACCTAAACCAAACAACAGAAAGAAAATAATAGAGTGAAAACAACAAAAGTGAGAGCTGAAATTGTAACAGCAACAAGAGAGTTAGTGGATACTTTGTTATCGATTAACACAAAAAATAGAAAATTGCGCCAAAGTCACATCGACTATCTCAAAAAAGAAATGCTGCAAGGCCGCTGGGAATTGACCTCGCAAGGAATTGGAGTGACTGCAAGCGGGGTGCTTTCAGATGGGCAGAACAGGCTAATGGCATTGAAGGAAGCCGGATACCCGCCATTAGAAATACTACTTGTTACTGGATTAAGTGATACTGCGCAAATAAAAACAGACAACGGAGCAAAACGAAATGTTGCAGATTTGCTCAGAATTCATTTAAACCAATCTGTTTCAAACTTATTGGTTGCATCTATTAATGTAATTAATCGCATGACCGATGGAGAGCGAAAGATCTCTCCTGAGCAAGTTGCCGAAAAATTAGTTGAATATAGTGAGGAAATTGAGCAGTTGCAAAAAGTTGAAGGCGCAAACTCGCTCAATGCACCTGTTTATGCAGCTCTATTGTATTCTCTAAAGACTACTGAAAATCAATCGCTCTTGGATTTTGCGAGGCAAGTTATTTCTGGAGTTAATCTTCAAGAAGACGACCCTGCATATGTATTAAGAAAGTTTCTACAGAGCGGCCCAGTAGGAAAAAAAGGCGGTCAAAATGTGCAGGTGGATAGATTTGGAAGAACTATTTATGCAATAGAAGCATACATAAAAGGACAAAAAATTAGCAGGGTTTATTGTAAGGAATTACCTTCAAAAGTTGAGCTTTATATAAAAAGCAGAATGAAAGCGGCTTGATTCCTCCCATGACCCAAGACCTCAGCCTCCGCCTCTCCATCTGTCTGAACGACTGCCCGATCGGGCCGCGCATTCAACGCCTAGAGCCGCTGCCGAAATACCGGCACACCTACTCACTAGCCGAGCAGGCGGTGGCGGAGGCGGACATGGAGCGCGTGCGGAAATACATCGAGCGGAATGCAAACACTATGAAGGGAAAGAAATAATATGGCCGGAGAATGGCTGAAAATCGAGCACCATGTGGCTGAAAAGCCGGAGGTGCTCCAGATCGCGGCGACCTGCGAAATGGATCCGGATTTAGTGGTCGGCAGGCTCGTGAAGGTATGGGCATGGGCGTCCCGAAATTGTCCCGCTGGCGGAAGGACACACATCGCGGCGATGCCACATTTGAACACGATCGGGGGTCACGAACGCTTCGCGCAAAGTATGGTCGAAGCGGGCTGGTTGAAGATCAAAGACACGGAAATGACCTTCGTAAACTTTGACAGGCACATAAGCCAAAGCGCTAAGGAGCGAGCACTTAACGCGGCAAACAAAGCCAAGCAACGGCGTCCCGATTATGTCCCGAAAATGTCCCGATCCGAGAAGGACAAAAACGGGACTAGAGAAGAGAAGAATAAAGAGCGGTCTTGCGACCGCTTCCTCCCTACCTGCGTATGACAACACTCCCCAAGATTATCCCGATGCTCCCAAGCGTCCCACTCAACGAAACCGCCGAGAAGGCTGCGATCTCCTGCATCTTGCAAAACTTCGAATGCCTGAGAGTCATGTCCTGGCCCGAGGAGTTGTTTTTTTCGGAGGCGCACAAAATCATTTTGACCACGGCGAAGGAACTCGCCGAGACCGGTATGGCGACCGACCCGTTCGCGGTGCAGTCTCGGCTCGAAGCCAAGGGCCAACTCGACGCGATCGGTGGGATGCACGGCTTCACCGAGCTGATGGACTTCATGCCAACCGGCGACGCCAAGACGGCGGCATGGCACCGGAGCGCACTGATGGACGCGGCAAGGTATCGCCGGGCATTGTCCGCGGTGCGTGAGGCCGAGGGGGCTTTTCTTCGCCAGGAGGGAGACATTGCCGGCGTGTCGCTGGCTCTCTCCGAGGCGGCGATGATGGTGGACCGCCCGAGGGTTTCGACCAAAGACCTCCTGCTTAAACTCACGGAGGAACTCGAAAACCACACGCCTGCGGAGGCATTTGGCACCGGCATCGATCGTCTGGACCGCTGGACGAATGGCGGCGTCAAGCGGGGTGAACTCCTGACGATCGGCGCGCCGACCTCGGGCGGTAAGTCGATCCTGCTCCTCCAGATGGCGGTGCAGGCGGTCCTCGCTGGCAAAAAGGTGGCGGTATTCAGCCTCGAGATGCCGGCCACCCAAGTCCTCGCTCGCATGGTCTCGCACTTGGCGGGCTTTAATGTCGGCGTCTTCCGCATCGCGGGCGCCAAGGGATCGGTCAACAAGGACATGCTGGCGAAATTCAACTCGGCCTCGGCTTTGATTTCCCAATCCGGCCTCGTGGTCGAGTCGGGCTTCACCGACATGGAGTCGATCGACGCCTCGGCGCGTGACCTCGCGGGCAAGGGCAACGCGGATCTCGTGATCGTGGACTATGTGCAACTCGTCCACCTGCGGGCCATGGCATCGAACGAAACACGCGAGCAGCATGTCTCGGAGATCACCCGGCGGCTCAAGGCGCTGGCCCTGCAACTCAACATCGCGGTCGCCACGGCCAGCCAGCTCAACGAGGACGGCAAACTGCGCGAATCCCGCGCCATCGGGATGCACTCGGACCATGTGTGGATGATCCGCCACGGAGATGAATCTTTCATTTCACTCGACAAAAACCGCGACGGCGAGCGCGGCCACGCGGTGCCGGTCCAGATGGACGGCGCCATCGCCAAATTCACCCAACAACAAGAATCATGAAACTCTACATCGGCATAGACCCCGGCCTGTCCGGCGGTCTCGCATTCATCCCAACCACCGGCCAGCCATGGGCGCACAAAATGCCCGAGACTGACCGAGACCTTATCGACCTTCTCAGCGACTCCATTTCGCTGGCAGAACCTCGGGCGGTGCTGGAATTAGTCCACTCCTCGCCGCAGATGGGCGTTAAATCGGCTTTCACCTTCGGCGAGGGGTTTGGACGCCTTCAAGCGGTTCTGACCGCTCTGCGGGTGCCTTACGAGCGCGTGCGGCCTCAAGCATGGCAGAAGGCCATGGGGTGTCTCACTAAGGGCGACAAGAATGTGTCGAAGCGCCGGGCGCAGGAGCTTTTCCCGACCCTCAAGGTCACGCACGCCACAGCGGACGCGCTCCTCATCGCCGAGTTTAACAGGAGGACGGCACAGCCATGAGCCGCAAAAAGCCGAAATTCGGAGGACGCGGGAAGATCATCCAAGAGGTGGCCGGCTTCCGCGAGTTCCGAGAAGCCTGGCTCGCCAACATGCTCGATGAGATGAGCGCGGCCTGTGATCGCTTTTGGGCCAAGACGCCCGAACGACGGAAGATCGAGGCCTCACGCCAACGCTCGGGATTTAACTACGGGAACTCTCATGAATAACACATTCACCGCAAGGAACGGCGAACCCGCCTACATGCCAGACTTCGACCTCGACACGCCCGAGGACATCCTTGCCGATGAACTCGGCACGACGCCGGCCGTGGCTCGCAAGGTCATTGCTATGCTCCAAGCCGCCGAAGTGCGTCAGCAGGCGTTGACCTTGGGCAAAGTGGTCGGGCTTTTGCTCGAGACAAACAACCTGCCGGTCATGGCCAACGCCATTGCTTTCGCGGCCGGCCTCGACCAGCTCAACGGCAAAATGTCGCAGGCTCAGGTGGCGCGGGAGCTGGGCGTCACCAGGGCGCTCGTGAGCCATTACACGGTCGGCGTGCGCGATGTCCTCAGCGGCAAGCGCGACACATTCGACTGCACGAAGTTCCGCAAGAAGAATTCCTCCAGAGAAACATTCCGAGCGAAAGCTACGGACCCACGCACGGCAGCCAAGGCGGCGGCCATTGCACGATATAGAGCAAGCCAAAAGATAACAACACCATGACAATACAACTCGCAGAACATCCATCATTGACTCCTATGGGGGTTGATTTCACTCAAGAAACCACTCAAGACGAATGGAAAGACCTTCACAGGAGGATTCTGATTTGCAAAAAAATGGCCGCAAAGTGGCGGACTGAGTCGCTAGATTACGCAACATCCCGATGGGGTGAGGAATATGCACATGACACAGAAGTCCAGTTAGAGTTAAATCTAGGCATCCCCCTGCCGCCCGAAAAGCCCACGCTGAATCCTGCGGACAAAACCACAGCGATCGTCACCATCGAGGGGTTGTCGCAGAAGTTCCAACTCTGGGAGAGGAAGATGTCCGACGACATCGGCAAGTGGGACCGTGACCGGCTCGAGCGCGCTCTCGAACTCCTCACGCCTATGGAGACGACAGCCGCACGGATCCGGGGGCTATTGGCATGAATATATCCACTAAAAAACTGGAAGCCTTAAACAAAGGCAAATCAAGATACAGGGAAAGCTGCATGGAATTATCACAAGCAAAAGGCACTATTGAGCAGTATAAAAATGATTTAGCTGATTCTAAATTAGATAACAACAAACAAAAGACGAAAGAGTTAAAGCTGTTAATAAAAGATCAAAAGGCTCTTGTTGAGAAGATTCAAATAAGAAACCATCACGATAAAAGGGAGTTACTAGATTTAATCCGAGATTGTGAGGCTGAAATACCTGACAGAGTTTTACACACAAAGTCAGACAGCGGCATGGGCCGATTCGATTCTTATGGCGGTATTAGATCAAACATAAGCAACAGGTTTTCTGATTTTGATTTAGTCAATCCATGACCTGCCCGACCTGTGGCACCAACACCCGAGTCATTGCAACCCGCGACGGATACAGGCGCAGGCTATGCAAGGACGGCCATCGATTCGTCACGCTAGAACAGGCGCACGAAACAAAATTCCCATGGCTATCCAAACCCAAGCGCAAACCATTGAAGAAGAAAAAGAAACCAAGGCAGGACGACAAATGGATCGAACGCATCGAGGCCAAGCTCGCCGAGCCATCATGAGGGGGGTGGCATGGGAACCCTACCGAAATGGTTCAACCATCGCAGTTTGCCAGTCGCTCGTTAGTTTTCTGTGAGCAATGCCGAGCCCAGTTCCGCCTATTCGCCATGAAGAAATCAAAACCAACCCACAAACCTGCAACAACTAAACGACGACGAGGCCACCCATCGAATCCTGTGATCGATGAGCTGGTCGCCACCGGCGGCTACACTCGCAGAGGCGCCCGAAAGATTGCCGCTGAGGCCAAGACCACCGGCGAGAGTGTCGTCGATTTGGCCTCGGCTCGTCTGCGCAAAGTGAAACTCGAGGGCGATAAGCTCGAGTATTCCATTGAGGTCTTTCGAGGAAAGCACATTCCAAAAAGCAAAGTCGAAGAAGTCGGCTTGACCCTTGGCACGATTGTTTCCGCGCAGCTTGCCGCTTTAAGCCGAGAACTACCGGGGCGGCTTGAAGGGCTGACGGCCGCGCAAATGGAGCCAATTATTTCTTTAGAGGAAGACAAGATAAAGCAAACGCTTGCGGGCGAACTTGAAAAACACCTGTGATGCTGATCGAGGCTTTCATTCGTGGACTTAACGCAGGCAAGCGACTGACCCCAATCGAATGGATGCGTCGGAATGTCGTGGTCCCACACTCTGCCCGAAACACGCGATTCGACCCAGCCACCTCGCCGTGGATGAACGAGCCGATCGCCGAGATCGCCAAGGATACGAACACCGAGATCGTCATCTCCGCGCCGGTCGGCTCCGGCAAGACCACGCTTTTCGAGGCACTCCTCGCATGGATCGTCTCGGAGAACCCCGGCCCGACCCTCGTCACCGGACAGACCGACAAGACCGCCAAGCAGTGGGCCGAGTCCCGACTCGCCCCGATGCTCGAAGCCATCCCATCCGTCTCCAAGCTCTTCCCCAAAGACCGCCACCAGAAGCGCAAAACCGAAATCCTCTTTCCCCACATGCCGCTCTTCATTGGCGGCGCCAACCTCACCAGCCTCCAAGAGAAATCCATCCGCTGGAATATCGGCGATGAAGTCTGGCGGTGGAAAAAAGGCATGCTCGGCGAGTTCCGCCGGCGCACCCACGACCGCTGGAACGCCCGATGCATCCTCGTCTCCCAAGGTGGCGAAGAAGGCGACGACTTCCACGACGCCGAAGACCTCTGCGAAAAGCGAGACTTCGCCTGGCATTGCACCGAGTGCGATGCGTGGACCGTCTGGGATTTCCAGCACATCAAATTCGACCGCCCCACCGACACGAACGGCAACATCCTCTGGGAGCAAGTCGCCAAGAGCGCCCGGCTCGTCTGCCCCCACTGCCAGCACGACCACCCCGACGACCCCCGCATCCGCCGCACCCTCTCCACTTCATCGAAATACCTCGCCACCTCTCCCGGCGCACCCGGCCACATCGCTTTCCACTACGACGCCGCCGCCGTCTGGTGGATCCCTTGGGGAACCCTCGCCGTCGAATGGACAAAAGCCGACCTCGATTTGAAAAGCGGCGACCCCGACACCCTCAAGCAATTCGTGCAAAAGCGAAACGCCCGCCGCTGGGTAGACAAATCCACCGGCCCCTCCGACTCCGAAGTCCTCTCCTGCCGAGGCCAGCACCTGCGCGGCTCCTGCCCCACCGACCCCCTCATCATTACCTTCGGCGCCGACATCGGCCAAGACACCCAACACTGGGCAGCCGTCGCATGGGCCGCCAACGGCACCGCATTCGTCATCGATTACGGCACCGCCACCGGCATCGAAGACCTCGAAGGCATCGCCACCTCCTTGAAATACCAGACCCCATCCGGCCGCGAAGCCACCGTCGCCCACGGCATGCTCGATTCCGGCTACAACACCGGCACCGTCTATGGCCTTTGCTGGAAGACCCAAGGCTTTCTCTATCCCGCCAAAGGATCCAACGCCAACATGGGAACCGTCTCCGAATCCATCTTGAAAGACTACCCCGCCTTACCCCTCTACACCGTCAACGAATGGTGGTCGAAAGTCTGGCTCTTCAACGGAAAAATCAAACACCGCTCCGCCCCCTTCCTGTGGTTCCCCAAAGACTCGGACGACACCTTTCTCCGCGCCTTCATGGGCCAGCGACCCGACGACAAAAAAGGCCGACGCGAATGGCGCAAAGTTCCCAACGATCACTTCGCCGACGCCATCCGATTAAACCACGCCATCGTCCACCGCCTCCTCCTCGCCGGAGCGATTACTTTTGAGAAAAACTGATCTGCCTTTGACACGCCCGCCGAGGCGTGGACCAGCACGCGCAAGCCTTCGCAGGATTTAAATCCTACATCCGAGCCCTCGGCAAAACTAAAGCCGAGCTTCTAGCCATGGCCGCCGATCTCGCCAATGGCGTCGAGGATGTCACGATCACCAGCATCTCGGGCGATGGCACCGCCTCCTCTGGTCAGATCGCAATGCTGCCCCGTGAGCTTCGACTCTCCGCAATAATGGAAGTCTACGCCGAGGGCAACGGCGGCCGCCAACTCTGCACGGTCCTCGACCGCTCGTTTTTCACGACCCCCGTTTGACACGGCCCTCGGAGTCAATGGCTCCGAAAATCAAGAAATCAAGTTGGGGCGGTCCGCGCCCCGGTGCCGGCCGACCGCGCAGAGACCCCCAAGCAGCAGCCTTCGAAGGTGCCGAGCACTCCCGCGAGCGCTCCTTGATTGTCATGAATACATTCGAGCCCAAGCGCGAACTCGCGCCACGGACTCGCATGGAGCTCATGCAGCGCGCCCGCTGGCTTTACAACAATTTCGGCACCGCCTCCTATCTCATCGAGCACCTCGCCCAGCGCGCCGTGGGAACCGGCATTGTCCCCAAGGCCCGCACCTCCGACACCGCATGGAACCGCCAAGCCGAGCGCGCCTTCGAAGACCGCGCTTGCGGTGATGCGTGGGCATTCGATGCCAGCGCCCAAGTAAATTTCTACGGCGCGCAATCTCTCATCCTCCGCCAAGTCGCCTGCGACGGCGACTTTTTCGCGCAATTTCTTTCCACCCAAGCAGGCGGCACCCGCGTCCGATTCATCGGCGCCGAGGCGGTCGGATCCACGGCCAACAGCAACGAGCGCGCTTTCGACGGCGTTCTTCTCGACCGCTTCAACGCCCCCGTCAGCTATCGCGTCATCACCGACCGCGCCTCTGGAAAATTTCAAGATGTCCCAGCCGCCGACATGCTGCACTTCCGGCACATCCGCCGGGCAGGATACCCCCGTGGAGTCTCGTGGCTGCATAACGCCATCACCAACTGCCACGACCTTGTCGAATATCTCGCCTACGAAAAAGGATCCGCCAAAGCAGGCGCCCAGATCGGATTTGTCGTCACCAGCAACGAAGCCCAAAAGATCGGCCTCGGCGCAGGCAAGATGATCCCCGGCCCCAACGGCGAAGAGATCAGCACCGAAGCCCTCTACAACGGCACGCTCATCCCGCGCCTCAAGCCCGGCGAGTCCATCCAATCTTTCAAAAACGAACACCCCGCCGGAGCCTTCGAGCCATTCATCCGCACCATCATGGGCGAGATCGCCCGAGGCATGGGCCTCCCGCCCGAGGCACTCATGATCTTCGTCGGCAGCGCAGGCACCGAATTTCGCGGCCTCCTGGAAGTCGCCCAAAACTTTCTCGAGCGGCTCCAGCAAATGCTGATCGATCAATTCTGCCGGCCGCTCTGGAAATTCTGGATCTACCAAGAAATCCAAGCCGGGCGTTTGCCATACCCTGGCGATGATTGGTGGCGCTGTGAGTTCGTCGCCCCGCGAAAAATCACGGTCGATAATGGCAGAGATGGCAGGCTTTACGCCCAGCTTCTCGACTCCGGCTACATGTCTTGGGAGCGCTACTGCAACCTGCACGGCCTCGATGCCGAAGCCGAAGAGGACGACATCCTCAGCGCCTACATTCGCCGGAAAGAAAAATGCGAATCCCTCGGACTCAACCTCGGCGATGTCTTCCCCGCCCAAGCCGAAACGATCACACCAACTCAAGCCACCCAACCCGGTTCCGAACCAGCGCAAGGCGAAATGTTTGATATGCAAGCCAAGGAAAAACTCGACGCCATCGGTGCAGCCGTCCGCGCCGGCGTCATCACTCCCTCACAAGAAGTCGAAAGCTCCGTCCGCTCCATGCTGGCTCTGCCCGTCATGGGCGAGGAAGTCCTCAGCGAGTGGAACACCAATCCGATCCGCTCGCCGATCACTCTCACCAACAGCCTCGCCGCGCCGGATGAACCGACGCCGCCACCTCTCCCCGAAGATTCAACACCCATCGAACCATGAACCAACCCACCCAAAAATTCTATGCATTGGAAAAATCCAACGACGGCACGGCAACGATTCACCTCTACGATGAAGTCGGTGCTTTTGGCGCAGGGTCAAAAGAGTTCCTCGCCGACCTCGGCAAGCTCGACGGCCAGCACATCCACCTTCGCATCAACTCGCCCGGTGGGTCCGTGGTTGAGGGAACGGCCATTTATAACGCCCTCCGCCGACACAAAGGCGGTCTGACCGTTCACATCGACGCGCTCGCCGCATCCATGGCCAGCGTCATCGCCATGGCCGGCGCTCCCGTCTACATCGCCGACAACGCTCTCCTCATGATCCACAACCCGTGGACCGTCAGCGCGGGAGACAGCGACCAGCTCCGCCGCGAAGCCGACCTCCTCGACAAACTCAAAGACTCCCTCCGCAACGCCTATGTCCGCAAAACCGGCATGGAGGCCGACCGCATCTCCCAAATGATGGACGAAGAAACCTGGCTCGATGCCGTCGAAGCCGTGGCCCTCGGATTCGCCGACGCCATCGAGGAAGGCGTGGCCGCCGCAGCCACCGCAACCCCCGCCCAACTCCGCGCCCGATTTGACACCTTCGCCAAAGCAAAATCTATGCAGAGCCAAGCCGAAACCCAACCCGTCGCCGAGCCCGAGGTCGAAATCCTCGACACCGTCGTCAGCGAAAACGCCCCCGAAGTTGTCGAAGCCCCGGCCGCCGAGCCCGCCGTCGAGACCGTCCTCGAAGCCGAGCCTACACCCGAGCCCGAAGTCATCGAGCCGATCGAAAGCCCCGTCGCCAAGATCGCCGCCGCCGACCAGATCCTCGCCAAATACAACGCCGCCCTCGCCGAGCGCGACGGCGCCCTCGCCGAAGCCCGCAGCTACAAGGCCCAACTCGACACCGAGCGCGAAGCCCTGCAACGCCTCGAGCGCAGCCTCGGCCTCTCCGCCGCCCGCGTCGTCCC